TGAGAGTCTAAGTTCATCCGTAGATAAACTTGTCGATAAGAGCGGAATGATGAGAGTTTCAGCGGAAAGCATGTTGAATTTGTCTTTTCGCACGGAATTGAACAAAAAGAGTGTAGTTAGGTTTGAAGATATGGGAAACATATCAGTCTATGGTACTCTGGACAAACCTATTTTAGTTAATCAAAAGAGCAAACTAAAAAAAACTCTTTTTTATAAACATATCCCTGAAATGTTGTTTGACCAAATGGACTTCATAGCAGAAGAGAAATTTTGTCCCCCACCTATGAGACCCTTTCGCAATTCGAAGAAAGAATGGATTTCACCTTACAATTTGGCTATTAATAAGATGAATAAGCCTCGCGGTTTTGCGAATCGTAAGACTTTACGAAAAGCAGTTAGATTGATATCACGCAAATGGATAAGCAATCTTAAGAGACATGGTGTAACCAAGTTGGAACCTATCTCTCTGAAAGAAGCTGTTAATGGAGCTGTGGAGGATTATTATACTAGGAAAATCGATCTCAGTAAAAGTGGAGGTTTCGGTTATCCAGGCAAGAAATCGGTCTATTTCGAATCTCTTGATGGTATTTGCAATGAACCTGTAGACAAGTTAATGGAAAGAGTTATTCATCGTAAAGAAACTTATCTTAAAGGTGAGAGTTGTCCCATGGTTTTCACAGGACTCCCAAAAGACGAACCTCGCGAAGTAGCCAAGGCTAGAGCTGGTAAGACTAGGCTTTTTTATTCTGGAGTTCTTGATAGTTTGGTTGTGGCCAAGCAATTTTTATCTCCTTTCTACTCTCTTATGGCGCAGTATAGACTTGATTTTGGTTGCGCTATCGGTATTGATGCCCATCGCGAAGCGAATTCGGTTGCCAAACATCTGCTTAAGTTCAGCAAATCAGCTGAATCCTCAAAGTTGGTTGAAGGAGATTACCAAGGATATGACGTGTCAATGTGCCCGGATATCACTTGGGCAGCATACACCATTATTATGATAGTACTCAAAGTTCTTGGTTATTCTCCTGATGCACTGAAGATAGTTAACGGATTACTTAGTGATTTTATGCATCCTCTTATCAATATTCTAGGCGATATAGTCATGGTCCTTATCACTCCGTCTGGAAAATTTGGCACGGCTGAAGATAATTCAGTTAAAGGAGTGGTGATCATCGTGGTGTTGTTTATCTCTCATCCTGATGGGGAAAATAAAGACCCTTTCGATTTCTTAGTTATGTTGGTTTATGGGGATGACATGCTTGTTGGAGTTCATCCGGCATGTCTTCGGTTTGATAATTTTTATTTTGCTAAAGC